CCATTAGGTGCAAGACTGGAAGAAAGTTCTATTGAAGGACTGGAAGAAAGACTGACTATTGAATCAGTAAACAGTGGTGTTGATTTTGTTCATAGTGATTCAGCAGTGAACAATTATGGTTGGGTATATAAAACAGTCATCTTTGATGATGTAAACGTACCTGCAAACTTAAAGACCAAAGGTCAACAATATCTGAATGACATTCAATTTGAAAATGTAACACTGACAGTCAAGGCTGTTGATTTACACATGTTAAATGTGGACATTGAAAGAATCAAGATGTTGGATGAAATAAAAGTTATTTCAAAACCAAATGCACTTGATAGATTTTTTCCTGTCACACAAATGACAATCAACTTGGATGACCCTTCAAGCAATTCAATCACGCTTGGACAAAAGGCATCCAGTGGAATGACAGGTTCAGCATCATCAGCAAATCAGGAAATCATGAAAAAGATTTCTGAAATTCCTTCTGAATCTAAGATTCTAAAGGAAGCACAAGACAACGCAACACAGTTGATTCATTCAGCAACCAACGGTCATGTTGTAACCACTGCTGATGAACAACTTATCATGGACACTGATGACAAAGAAACAGCAAGGAAAGTTTGGAGATGGAACTTAAATGGTCTTGGTTATTCTAACACAGGCTATAATGGACAATTTGCAACAGCAATCACAATGGATGGTCAGATTGTTGGTGAAAGGCTTGTTGGTGGTTCAGTCAGTGCAGAAAAACTTGATATAAATTATAGGTCATCAGTTGAAAAGAAAATAGAACTTGCTGAAAGTAATGCAGAAGGTTACATAGATGAAAAACTGAATTCTTATTGGACAAGGGTTGAAGTAGAAACTGCAATCAAGAATACAGGTGATTCAATTCTGTTGTCTGCAAAAGAAACTGCAACTGCATACACTGACAACAAGTTAAAGAATTATTCAACATCTGCACAAATTAAAGTCAAAACTGATTCTATAGAATCAGAGGTAAATAAAAAGGTCAATAACTCTGACTTTGGAACAAAGATTCAACAGTCTGCAACAGATGTAAGGATTGCCTGGAACAACATTAGTAAATATATTCAATTTACAAGTGGTGAACTAAGAATTTATGATAGTGCGGTAACATCTACACAGAAATTAAGAGCAAAATTCAATGAATCAGGAAATCATTTTTACAGGGATAATTATTATGTAGGTAAAATTGGAACAAATAATTTACAAAATGATTCTTCCAAAAAAGGACTAAACTTTGACCTTGAATATACAGGTGCTTACATGACTTGGGCTTCCGAAGATTCATCAGGTGCGAATGTTTACACTATGAAATGGACTTATGTTCAGAAAAATAAAGGTTGGAGTGGTTACACAGCAGGTGAACTTCATGCAGGATGTAATATTGAC